ATCAATATCTCCTAACGACAAAAAAACAGGTACTAAACAACCTGCTCTTACTCTAATATCTCCTAACACATTTTTTAAACTTAATGACTTAGTTTTCTTATTATATAGTTTTAGGAGTATATCACATTTTTGTTTTATCTCTGCTTCACTCATATTTTTATCAACTGTATCAAATAGTTGTAGTATTCCCCAACTCCTCATATGCGTTGAGTCTTGAGCAATATACACATCTCTTTTTCCTGTTTCTTCATTATCTCTCACAAGTTTAATCTTTGTGTAAGTATCACTATCAATAGAAGAATTGTAGTCAAAGTCCTCAATTACATCATTGTTCATAACCGTATCAAGTTTCATAGAAGCAACATTCTTTAATGTTATTCTTCCAAAATCATCATATAAAACATACATTTCCTTTTTCTCTCTTAGAGTATCATCTAGTGCAGTTAAAATCATATCAAAGAGTGTTTTGTTTTCTTCTATCCTAGATATTTTATATTTTGTATCTTCTATGACATTGTATTTTAAATTAAAATCTTTAGCCAACATTTTTACAAGTTCGCTTGCTGTTTTATTGCTATACACATAAGTATCTTTATTCTTAAAATATCTCAACTGGTCGTAAGCAACGATTTTAATGTGATTTTCTTTATCTCTTTTCTTCTGAAATATATATCCATAAAATATGCCTATTCCTTTATAATACAGCCTTACAGAGTTACCTTCACAAAACTGTAGTATATCATCCATGACTATAGTAAACTCTAACTTAGAAGGTGAACCTCTTCTTTCTATTTCCCATGTTATGTTATCAAGGACAGCAGGTTCATAGAAATCTTCCCAATGTGCTATGACTAATCTTACATCTCTATCATTTGCCAAAACTAATTCATCAGACAAGCCTCAACACCTGCCCTTTATAGATGGTATATTTAGGTACTTTTTTGCCCTTGTTAGCCTTATCCATCATTGATTTATTTAACTCATATACCTTCTTATACAGTGAGCCATTACCTAACTGTTTTTGGCAAATTGACCAAAGACTATCCCCTGCCTTGACTGTGTATGTTTTAGCATTTGGTGCATTGACTGAATCGACCCTTTTAGGCTCTATTTTTACATTAGGTCTGCCAGTCTCATTAGTTGTTTTAGGTTGAGCAGGAACTAACTTTTTAGTTGAATAATCTCTATATTGCTTTAACTTTATTGCAACTTTTGTATCTGAACCATTATCTGCGTCTTCTGAAATAGCATACTCTTCAAGAGATACTTTTATATTAGTGTTAAATAGTACTTTTCCACCCATTTCCCTCGAGACAATAAATTGAAATGGCTTACAATCAGTTTTTAGTAATTCTAGCTTACTTAAAAAGAATTGAACATCTCTAAATTGACCTCTACAAAAAGGTAATTTATTATGTGTAAACTCTGCTTCAAAACTTATTTCAGATAGACCAGGAGTCTTTAATATGTTTACTTCTCCATCATTTATAAGGTCTACAGTTTTATTTTTATTTGTTGTTTTTATTTCTAATTTGCCAGGTGTAATTGGTAATTGTACTCCATCTAAATAAAAATCATAAGCCACGATTACACCTCCTTTCTAAACTACGCCTTCTGCTGATACAACCATGGCGTCGTTTAATTTTTCAGTTAATACATTAACTATTCCATCTAAGTCAGTATCTTTACTTATGTTGTTTGTATTGTTCATGTCAATTTTAATGTTGACTCCTGTATACTTGTTTATTACTTCTTGTTCTGCTATGTCTCTTAAGTATTTTAAGTCCTCTTGACTTTTATCCATAGTCTTTGCCATCTTTGCAGTATTTCCCGCGGTATCTTTTGCTCCTTTTGCTGCATCGCCCAAAGGTGAGTTTAATCCAGCTGAACCCAATCCATCACCAAGTCCGTATTTTTTATCCCATAAATCGTCTAATCTTAAGTCTTTTTTTGCTTTTTCGGCTATTTTGTTAATGTCAAAAGCATCTTTCAATTTATTTTCTAAATTTTGACCTACTTCATACCCTTTTTTGTAAGAGTCAAATGGATTTTTGATTTCTGCATATGGAGCTTTCCAGTCCTGTGGCTTAATAGGCTCTTTTAATGTTTTTTGATAATCTTTATATTGTTTTACAAAAGAATCTATTTTGTCCAAGCTTCCTAAAGTATTTATATTAACACCTGGGATTAGATTTAAAGCTTTTATAACTCCATTAATCCCTTTTATTGCTATGTTTGCTGCACTTACAAAAGCATTTGCTAAAGCTGTAGCACAATTGTCAAAACTTCCTCCAACGTCACCCATAGAATCTATTACAAAATTTTGGAATTTATAAAATAACATCTGTACATTATAGATAACAATATTAAACGAATTAACAAAGAACTCTGCAAATGCCATTACAATATTCCAAGCTCCTGCGAATACGTCATAAATACAAGCTCCTAGAAAATAGAAAGCTCCTACAACTACTCCAGTCGCACTTATACTAGCTCCTGCGAAATGATTAAATATTGCTACTCCTACGAAAATTGCTGCTATTACTAGAGCTATTGTAGCTACAACCATAATCATAGTCACACATAATGTCACATTAGCTCTGCTTACTCCTAAAGTCATTAACTTGTTTATAAGCATTGCTTTTGTAGCAACATATAGTTCTCCACTGAGAAGCGCTGTCACAAAACACTGTGTAAAAGTAATTGCTGTGTAAATTGTTTGGGCTATTAAAACTGAATATATTATAACTTTGTAAGCAATAAAAGCTCCTACAATACCATAGATTACAGGCGAAATAATTGACCAATTCTGTGCAAATACGTTAGCAACACTTAGTGCTTGTGTTATTATCCAACCTAGTCCTTGCGTAATCATACTAACTCCAACAATCATTAGATTAAAAAAGCCCTGGAAAGCTGGACTGCTAAATAAATCAATTAACCCATTGAAGACACTATATCCAACATTTCCAAGAACATATATAGCATCAGTTATATTAACTATGAAGGTTCGGAATCCCCTACTTGATACTGTATCTTCAATTTTCTTTTGTATGGCACCAAATATCATTATTGCATTGTTTTTTATGCTAGTAAATATCTGCCCTATCGTAAGTGGCATCTTCTCAAATTCCGTATTAGTCTGCTCTGCTGCTGCAAGCAAGGAATTTTTTACAATATCTGCTGTTAACATTCCTTCACTCGCCATACCTCGAATCTTTCCTATGTCGACATCAAGATAATCGGCAATCGAGCGGATAATATTAGGTGCTGACTCAAATACAGCATTCAGTTCCTCACCTCTTAATACGCCAGAACCCAATCCCTGCGTAAGTTGCAAAAGTGCCGAACTCATTTCTTGGGTACTAGCTCCTGCAATTATGAACTTTTTATTGAGTTGTTCAGCAAAACTTACAATTTCTCTAGTACTAGAAAATGCACTTCCTGCATTCATACCTATCCTTGAGACTATCTGTGCTGTGTCTAAGTAAGATGCACGAGACCTTTCAGCAGATTGGAATATCATTTTATTTAATCCTCCATCTGATAATTGACCATCATTTGTCATAGCTAATCTCGCATTCGTGCTGGTCATCTGGTCGCTTAAACTACCTAATCCTCCTATCGTCTTTAAGCCCATATAAGCTCCAGCAATTTTTTTAACACTTCCAAGCAATCTATCTGTATTGCTTACCCCCTTGTTAATATCTTCGTTAAATCTTCTCTGTTGTTCATCTGCTTTTTCTATATTCTGTTCTATTCTAGTTAAGATATTTTCAATATTATTCAAGCTCTGCTGAGATATTTGTATTCCACCTGCGTTAAGCGGATTATGCAACCTTTGTTGCAGCCTATCAAAACTGTTAATTGTAGTGTTAATAGCATTAGTCATATTACGAAATGCGGGAGTCATTCCATCAAAAATTCTAATGGATGTTTGTATTGTAGCCATATTTTCACTCTCCTTTCTCAAATTTTTACATAAAAAAACACCTACCTAAGTAAGTGCTTTGTAATATTACAAATTCAATAATTCTTTTTTCTTAGTATTAAATTCTTCTTCTGTTATTGCTCCTAAGTCTAGCAACTCTTTCAAACCTTTGACCTGTTCTATTGAATCACTAGTTTTACTTTGTTCATTATCAGCTTTATCATTATTTTTTATTATTATTGAAAGTACTGATAAAATTTCTTGTGCTTCATTACAAGCATTCTGATATATAGATGAATTAGTTTTTGTTTTTGCATTAATCAAATTAACATATTCCAAAGGATTATTGATATTATTAAAGGTTATTTTAATTTTAAATGTATCAACAACTTTTCTTGTTGTTTTTTTGCCAGTTATTCCACCAACTATAGCTCCAGTAGCACCAAACAAAGCTCCTCCAACTACAGCTCTTCCCAATCCTCCACTAGCTATAGACTCTCCATCTTCCAAAAGTTCAAATTGCATAATTTCATCAGTTGCATATACATTTTCTATTACATCTCCACCTTTGCGAATATCTGATATTTTAATAAAGTTATTATCTTCGTCGATGGATACAAATTTATTAATTCTATTTGTCTCAACAAATTTTGCTAACAGTTCTCTGTTTGTTTTAGAAAAATTTATAAATTTTCTTATCCCTTCATGGTCAGCTAATACTTGCATTGCACTAGTTGCTTTTAATCTTTCTCTAGAAAATATTGTGAAATTAATAAAACAATTATTACATAAATATTCATTTTCTAAAACTTTATTTTTACCCTTTCCTCCACATATGCTGCATGGTTCTTTACCTCCAAATAACCCCATAATATTACCCCCTACATAATTTTATAAGATTATTATACTATATAAGTAAAATTTTTACATTATTATCACCTCCTTTCATTAAAAAAACACCTACTATTCAAGTAAGTGTTTTTGATTATTTTTAATTTTAAGTCCACATAGTTAATATAAAACTGGTATAAGTCCCTTTTCACTTCCACAAATACAACAATTTACATACCACATTGTTAATATAAAACTTATAAGAGTCAAATGGGTTTTTAATGTCCATATACTTTACATACCACTTAGTTAATATAAAACCATTTACAAGCCCTTCCTCTACTCTATAATAAAATCGATTTACATACCACTTAGTTAATATAAAACCTTTTGATTCAATAGCCTTCTCGACCTCTAATTTAGTATTTACATACCACATTGTTAATATAATTCTCTATATCCATTATACCATTTTTTAACAGACAAAGCACTTGAAACAACATAATATCCAAGTGCTTTATCTATATTATTTATTCTCTTTCTTTTCTTTTTTCCTACATTCTTCTTTCACTAAACTTACAAATCTATAAAATTTATCTGGATTTTCATTTTTCATTTTTTCAAAGATACTTCCAAGTTCTTTGATAAGTTCTATTCTATCCATATCAAGTAAATTCTCATACATTGTATTAATCCCCCTCAAAACTAAACTAAAATCTAATTATTTTTATACAATATATAGTAGTTTTTCTTGTCTCCTTTGATTGAGATAGGATTATTATTTTCTTTCAACCACACTTTGACTTTTTCTGTAACCTTATTAGAATATTTTGTTACAGTACCAGTCCAAGAGCCATTGGTTTCTAGTACTGTTTTCGTTTCATCTTCTTTAATATCAAGTTTTCTTATAATTTGTTTAACTGCTTGAAATGCTGGTTTATTAGACATTGTGTAAAGTCCTAATTTTCTTGCAATCTGTTTTGTATCGTAAAAATGCTCTTTTTCTTCAATTTCAAGTGGAATATCAACTCCTGCTTTTTTGAAAAATGTTTTAGCAACAAGAAATTGCATACTTTTATCAATTTTTAAATCTTCAAAAATTGGAGTTATTAATTTAATTGACTCATTTACTGCTTCTAATGTTTTTATTTCTTCTTTAACTCTAAAATAACTATTTACTAATTGTCTTTGTACTTTCCATGCTAAGTCATCTGTAAAAGATTTTACTAACATCAAATAGCCTGTTTCAGTTATTAAAGTTAATCCACGATTAGGAATTTCTAAAGTACGATTTCCGTACTTTTCAAAATCACTTGCTTTTACAAAAAAGAAATCTTCGTTCTCTATAAAATGTTTTCTATTCTCTGAGAAATTTCTCTTTGCTGTACCTTCTGTTCTTTCATGTACTTGGTCAATTTCTTTAAATGTAACTACTCTTTGATTATTAAACTCCTTGACCTGCAACTCTTGGTTGTTAATTAATACTAAATTGTTCATAAAAACACACTCCTTAATAATTGATTTTTTTTAAGGAATGACATATAATTATATTACATATTAGTTATATGTCATAAGGAATATTTAAACTTTGACGAGAGAGAATATTCCTTATTTTATCCCTTATTACTTTACCTTTATAAAGATTTCTTTATCTTTATACTCTAATAATACATTATTTAGTAAATAATGTCAATACTTTTTATTTATTTTGATAAATATATCTTTACTTTAATAAAGATATATAGTATTATATAAATATATAGGAGGTATTAACATGTCTATAAAATTTTTTAAACTAATTGACTTACTAAACAGAAGAGGTATAACTAAAGAAGAACTAAGACTCAAAATAGGAGCTTCTTCTACTACAATAGCCAAACTATCTTCAAATAAAAATGTTTCACTTGATGTAATTGATAAAATATGTAAAGCTTTAAACTGCCAACCAGGTGATATTATGGAATATGAAGATGATGAAAAGTTATAAGCAAAACAAAAGCACCTACCAAAAGTAAGTGCTTCTTTGTTTATTTAGTTTTGAACCCACATAGTTAATATAAAATTTAATGTAACTGATTCGTTGTATGTCTTGGGAGCGCTATTTACATACCACATAGTTAATATAAAATAGTTTTATTTTTATTTGTTACTTTAATTTCTAACTTCTTTACATACCACATTGTTAATATAATTTCCTACCTATATTATACCATTTTTTAACAAACAAAGCACTTGAAACTATGTAATATTCAAGTGCTTTATCTATATTATTTTACTTATTTTCTCTCTTCTTGTTCTCTAAGAATACCTCTTAATATCTCTGCATATTCTTGAAATTTTTCTTCACTATTCAGTTTTAGTTCATATAACGCATTAGCAAGCTTCACAAAGTATTCTACATCTTCATCAGTTTTTAAATTATATTTATTAAGTAAACTTTCACGCATTGTATTAATCCCCCTCAAAACTAAAATAAACTAAAATATATTATTTAATACAATCAAATTTACTCAATCTTATATACAACATGGAAATTCTTCTTCTCACCTGCAATCTTAGTAGGTCTATTATTCTCCTCTATCCAAGTTCTAACCTTATCTATTACACTCTTTGTATATTTATTTACAGTACCAGTCCAAGAACCATTCGTTTCCCAAACTCCTTTTACTTCATTTTCTTCTAATTTTATCTTTTTAATAATCTCACAAACAGCCAACTGTGCTGGTTTATTACTCTTAGAATATATTTTCAGTTTAGATGCTATTTGTTTTGTGTCAAAGTAATGTTCTTCTTCGTTTATCTCAATTGGTAAATCAATGCCTGCCTTTTTATATAATGTCTTAGCTGTTAATAGTTTAGATTTGTTGTCAAAGCCTGCATCATCTAGCAATTCTTTTAACATAGATGTACTGTTATAAGCTAATTGTAATTTTTCAATCTCGCTTGCTTTTTCTCTCAACTTATCTGGGTCAGCATTATTTGTTATGTATGCACCAGTTTGTCGAATGGCTGGAAGTACTTCATCACTTATCCAATCTTGAAATCTCTCAGCTTCTTCTTTTTTAGATTTAAATATTAACTTATATACTCCACTCTCTGTTAAGAACTTTTCACCTGTGTTATGCAATTTTCTAAAGTCCTTATCTAGGACATTAGAATTTTTTAATAATACAGCTTGAGTATCATTCATTTTAGATAAATGATTTCTTATTGCACTATCACTTAACTCTAAACATCTTCCACAATCATATGGATTAAATAAAACTTGCCCATTATATTCAAGTACTTCAACTTTCTTTTCTTCAAACATCATTAATTCATTTTTCATAATATTACACTCCTTAATTGAAATTTTTTAAGGAATGACGTATACTATAGTTAGTTGATGTATAGTATACGTCAATAAGGGTTGCTCAAACTTTGGTCGGTGGGAGTGACCCTTATTTTTTATTCCTTTTGTTCCAGTTCCTCGTCGATTTTTTCTTCTAGCCATTCTTTCTTAGTTAGATTCTTCTCTTCTAACACTTCATCAAATTTATCTAACTTTTCTTTGTCTAAAAGTACACTAAAACCTCTTTTATCTTTTCGACGATTTTTCATATACTCTGCTCTACTTTTAGTTGCTATTTTATTCACCTCTTTTCTGTAACTCGTTACATTAATAATAACATTGTAACGAGTTACAGTCAAGCTATTTTGGAATATTTTTCAAATAAAATTTTATTGAAGCTAGCGTCGTAAAACACTACCTCAGCTATATCTTTTTTTCTAATTATTTTACTCAACCGACCAATTTTGAGCAAAACAAAAGCACCTACCATTTAAGTAAGTGCTTCTTTCTTCTATTTAGTTTTTCTCCACATTGTTAATATAAAAGTCTGGAGTTTTAAAATTATCATTCCTATCTTTTGCTTTATTTACATACCACATAGTTAATATAAAATTGAGGTAGAAAATGATAAAAAGACTTTTAGAGTAATCTTTACATACCACATAGTTAATATAAAACCTGTTAATGTAATCATTTCACCATCATAAGTTGCGAAATTTACATTCCATATAGTTAATCTAAAACTTTCCAGACCAATTAACAATAAATATACTTGATGAAAAATTTACATTCCATATAGTTAATCTAAAACTGAATCTGGTCTAAATTCTTTTGGTTTCATGACTGGATTTACATTCCATATAGTTAATCTAAAACACTTTGACTTTTAAAGAAAATATACGTGACTATGATGATTTACATTCCATATAGTTAATCTAAAACGCAATTAATATCTCTAATGCTGTAACAAATGTTCAAATATTTACATTCCATATAGTTAATCTAAAACGGATATAGGGGGAGAATAGCCATTTCCTAATTCCCTAATTTACATTCCATATAGTTAATCTAAAACAATTACAACCGTACCTTTCGTAAAATAGCAATTATCATTTACATTCCATATAGTTAATCTAAAACTTACATCTTTAGTTACATTCCCTTGTACAACAACAAAATTTACATTCCATATAGTTAATCTAAAACATTTAATCAGATTGATGTTTTTTGGTTTAATCGTTTTTAATTTACATTCCATATAGTTAATCTAAAACCCTTGGGAAAATATAAAGTCAACTCTTACAAATGCGATTTACATTCCATATAGTTAATCTAAAACTTGTTTACTTGTCTGTTCCATACCTTCATATGTTATATTTACATTCCATATAGTTAATCTAAAACCCCAAAATAAACTTAGCATTTCCAATACCTACACATACACATCTCTCTTAAATTTGCAGTGAACCATGAGTAGTGCAATTGATAACATTTATCACACACCCTCAATGCCTTGTATTCCAATTGTTAAGCCATATTTTATTACAAAAATCGAACACTGCAAAATCTCTACATTTTTATTATATCATAAAAATATTATTTTTGAATATCTGTACCAATTTGTGGTATAATAAAAGCAAGGAAATAATTTACTCCTACAAAGAGTGATTATTTTCAGTTGTTAAGTGAAAATATTATTTTTTTAAATCACCCTTATTGGCGTCTGGGTGATTTTTTATTTTGTCATAAATATAAGCTGATATAACACCAGCTAGTATGCTTAATAAAAAACCTATCATATA